CAATTTCTAATAAGGTCCTTCTGCTTTGGTCGTAAAAAAGATTACATATCCTTGCTTTTTCTTCTTGGGCTGTTAAAGAAGATATTGAAGGTAACCCATTGTATCCCAAAGCCATATTACATATATCTATTTGTGTAGGCATAATGTTTTTTAAAAAAGATGGGCGGGTTTCCCCGCCCTATCTCATTCCTTAGATTTCTCTTCTTTGTTGCTAACGCTAACCTGTTGGTTAGTTTTCAGAGGCATAAAATGATGAGGCGGTTTAAGGTCATCTTGGATAACAACTATAGAACCTGCTTTCCAATACCTACCTAAAAAACCGTAGTTATCCCTCAAAACTTTATACTTCATATTTTAACATCCTTAACAAAGAATGAAGTGAATGTTCCGCTGAATGTTTTCTCTACACCAACAGTTACAGTATAATAAGCTCTTATATACCTTTCTACACCAACAGGCATCTTAACTTTTATAAGCTCTTTATTAGCAGAAAGATCAGACAGGTTAAATGTGACAGACATCAACTCTTTCGGAGAAGAAAAAGAAGAGTTATCATCACACTGTAACGATATTTTTAGCGTAGCTTGTGGGTCGTCAGAAGTAGAAGCTCCTACAGTTTTAACATAAAAATACAGAGGGTCAGCGGCGTCTCCGCTCGCACTCTGGTTTATGTAGTTAGTAGAAGCTACAGAAGATGTAACAGTTTGATTTTCTGAAAGTATAAGGTCCTTATCTATAATCATATATACACTCCTTATTAAGATATAGCAGATTCAGTATTCAATATCTGGTCACATCTTTTAACAGGAACTCCATCAAAAGAAAGAATCTTTTTACCAGCTACTGAATCTAAAGACAAGTTAACATTATTTTTATTTATAACCTGTCTTCTGAGGAATGATTTTATGGTCTTATTGCAATAGAACACAGGAGTCCCGATAGACAAGCTCGGAACAATTTCTAAAGCTTGAACCATCAAATCTATCAAATCAGCTCCACTGGAAGCATTTTTGGTAAGGTCAGATACATCTATGTTAGCTATTCTAACAACATATCTCCAATCCCTTACAGTTAAACCAGCTTTCCACTGATAATGAGTTCTTAAAGCTTGGTATTTACCACCTTCAGCATCTTCTACTGTTACCTCTCCAAGGTCTTTAACTGAAAGACCAGCTTTAGAACCCTTGGGATATATTCCATGAACAGTATTAGGTCCCCAAACTACAAGATATATAGACGTATTATCGCTTCCTGTTCCACCACCTTTTATTATGTTCTGCCCAGATTCGGCATTTGTGGCGTTAAATCTTGGAGCTAAACCAAAAAAACTTTTTTCATTTATAACATCACCATAAAATATGGTTTTGCTAATTTCTTGATTCATAGCTTCCAAGAAACTTCTATCTTCAGATATTCTAAAAGAAGCAGTATTACCATTAAGCATAGCTAAATCTTTATCAACTTCGCTATAAGCCTCAAGCATGCCTATATGGTCAGTTATTTGCTTCGTTGTAGATTTTGACGGAGGAACACCATAATTTAATGCTCTCCAGGTAGCTTCTGGTAATCCAGATCTTACAGTCGTAACATGTCCTGTTACTCCGTTAGCTTCTATCCAAGGCATATCGTCAAATATTTCGTTTGTCTCTGAAAGTATCTCCGCTATAGCAGATATACTTCCGTTAGGGTCTAATCTTTTGGTTAAGTCCAAAAGAGTTAATTTTTTTCCTATTTCTGCCATTTATTACTCCTTATTATTAAAATACGAAGGATATAATCTTTCTTCTAAAGAAAGTTCCTTCGCTTCAGGTTTTGACGGCTTACCGTCTCCACCTAAATCTTCGCTTATCATCCTGCCAATTTTGGCAAAGAATTTAATTACATGTTTATTATTACCAAGACCTGTTTGGTCTAAAATATCATACAATCCTTCATCTCCCGCTTTTTCTAAAACTTTTTTTGCATACGATATCTCTTCGTTAGCTTTATCTCCCAATTCTTTTAATGTTTCTTGCTTCCAACTTTCTCTAATTTTTAAATTATCGTTTAAAATTTTTTGTTGCATATTTATTTCAAGGTCTATTATTTTTTGAGCAACATCAGATGGTATGTTATGTTTTGTTATTATTTCTTTAAATTGCCCAAAAACTTCTTGGTCAATATTAAAATCTTCAGGCAATTTAAAATTTATCTCTTTTTGTTGTTGACTATTTTGAACATTGTTCTCTTTTTTTTCTGTTGAATTAAAAACATCTTTATTAGTTTCATTTTGTTTGTTGTCATTATTATTGACAACAGCATTATCTATTTTCGTCTGTTGATTGTTTTCCATTTTTAAACTCCTCTTGAATATTATATAAAAACTTTCTGTCAATGTCAATAGCTTTATCCAAAAGATATAAACCTATATTCCTTTGTCCTTCCATAAAAGCTGTTTTGATTGGGTCTGAAGAAAATGATGTTCTAAAAACTCCACACATATCTATAAGTTTTGCAACAAATCTTATTCCGCTTTTTGTTGACAAAACATTTTTAAAATCTTCTTTTTCTATATCTATTTCACTCAATTATTCCTCCTGTAGTTTGGGAAGGAAGATTTTCCCCTATCATTTTTGCTTTTGATAAATTCGCTGATGTTTTAGATAAAGATTCAGCTACAGCTAAATCTTCTATCATTCTCTGTTTATCTTCTCTTTCTTTTCTTATTCGTAAAATCTCTTCTTCATTTCTTAAAATATTTGGGTCAACTCCTGTCATCATAGCATGAGATTTTACTGCTTCCTCAATATTAAACATATCCAATATCGCTGGATTCAATGGAGATATAGATGCTACAAAGCTTGTAGTCCTTTCAAGAGCAGATAGCCCTATCATTTTTTGAGCTTGAGCAAGTAGAGATATGTATTCTATTTTTATTTCCTTCCCCGCAAGTTTTTCAGGAAATTCTTTTATTCTTCCGTTTTCTATCATTAACTCAAAAGTTCTTTCAATTAAAGGATTAAGTAATTCATTTTTTAATCTATCATACACAGGTCCAAGCATCAAAAGTTTCTCTTCATGTCTCTGTGCAATCTCTGTAGCAGTAACATTGGATTTATCAATATTTGTTATAGCTAAAAACAAATCAACATAATATTTAGACCTTATATTTTGTTTGGTTTCATTTATTGTAATCATTAAAGCATTTAAATCTGGCTGTATTTGATATGCTGGTCTAACTGAACCTTCAGGAGATAAAGAAGATACTCTTGTTATTCCTGATGGCATAAGATTCAAAGAAGTTACTTGTGACGAACCATCTATAACAACAGGAGGATTAACAACTTTATCTACAGCAACAAGTTTATCATGCTGTAGTTTTTGTAACATTTTAATATCTGGTAAAGCAAACCAACTTGGAGATTTCCCATAAACATCAATACTTGTAGAAACTTCCCATCTTGGAGAAACTATAGGATACGATTTAAAACCTCTTACAGCTAAAAATTCTTTTTCTTTACTTGAATCTTCCCAATAGTAAGAATTATATTTAAATAAACTGCTACCTTCAACATATCTGTCATTTTTTAATATCATCATGTTTACTTTAACAGGTTTGTTATATTCTCCGTTTTGATATGCTTGTTTTACATTACTACTAACATTCTCTATTCCAAATTCGTTTATTAATTGTTCTACTGTTAAAAAATATTTCCTACAAAAAATATCCACAACTCCAGATGTAGAAGAGCCAAGGAAATATTCTCCAGCAGTAAAATTTCTTCCTTTTATGATTTTAAATGGGTCGCTTAAAAACATAGCAGACGCAGTTCCAAATATCGCTATTTCCTCATATATTGATGTTAATATCCCATATATGTTACTGCTATCAAATATTGAATACATCTCATCTTCTAAATAGTTTAAAAATTTAAGTATATCTGTTTCTCTTGTGTTTTCGTATCCTTTTATTTTTAATTTAAACCATTTTCTTGACGGAGATGTTAATCCAGACATCATTCCAGACGCAAATATTCTTACTGCTCTTGCTGATTCTGAATCTAAAATTTTTTTACCGTCTATAAGTTTTGGGGAGTTAATATTATCGTCAAATATGCCTTTCGTAGGGTCTATATATGAAGCCAATTCTCTGTATGCTGAAAACCAAGGATTAAAATCCTGCTCTAATTTTGAAAATATTTTTTTTATATCTTTGCCCATTTTATAACTGATTGCTTCTGTTTAAAGATAATATTGTTGACAGTAGTCCTTTTCTTCTTCTGTTTTTTAAATCCAATAAATCTTGTCCTTCTTTTATATCTTGTTCAACAACATATTTCCCAGCCATATCTATCATTTGTTGAATAGGTTGGTTTGATGGCTTTTCTCCAAATTTTAAAGAACCAAAATCTGCTATTTTATTCAAAATAAAGGAAATATATTCGGTAATGCCCGGACCAGAATCTGGAAAATTAATCAGTTAATATTACAAGAAGTGATAAATGTG